CAGATCCGCTTTAACAGAGTTGGTAGCTACTGGAGCGGTATTGGTCAGCATCACCTTGATCGTATGCGTGCCGTCGAGGTCATGAACACCCTTACAGAGCTGCTCAACAAAATCATTGAATTTCTGGAGTGTTGCCATTAAATAGCCCTCATTACAAGCGGCCCGACATAGCGGGCATCTTGGTCGGAAATCTCTAGCTCAGCCCATGCCCTATCCAGCTTCATGCGCCATTCGCCTGCCTTTGCTTCGTTGCGTGCGTATGACCACGCTTCAACCAAAGCGCCGGCCAGGTACATATCTGGGTAGTCAGTCAGGAGCCAATTAGTCGTATTGGAATCGGAGAGAGCAGAGAAGGCGTAATAGTCCATCTCCGTCTCGTAAGTGGAGTCAGGCGTAGGCGCCAAGCGGATCTCGTCGCCTACAATCGCAAACACTTTCGGCTTACCGGTCTCAGACCCCATCCAGCGTGAGCGGTACTCACTCGGCGGCATAAATTGAAGCTGCCGTTTAGGGTCGGTATTGAGATGCAGAGAGCGTGCTTCGAGGTAATCAGCAGGCAGGCCGACGTAGTCAGTTCCCGATACCGTTTCCGCTGTCGCCCGCTTTTCCATCTGCCTAACACGAAGATCACGCTTTACCCGTGCCTCGAACAGGTCGATAAACTCAGGAATGCGCGAGGTCAGGTCAGATCTGTTTAGCCAATTACCTACAGCGGTTTGCAGTTCTGCATATGTGGTAATGCTCACAACCTACCCTCCCAAACCCTAAACTTTTTATAATCCGGGTCCGTCATAATGCGCTGTATGTGGACAGGGTTATTGATGAACTCAGCAAACGTAATCCCTACCGTGTTCATGTAATCCAGAACAACGACTTCAGGGATTCGTCCTGCGTGATAGCCAAGCCCTGGCACCTCTTTCGAGGTTTCTTTGAGTGACTTAACTTCATCTAGGATCGGCTCTACATCTTGCTCAGAGTGAACAATTAGCCGGTCTGCTGCATCATCGAAGTGGATCGTTTGCTTCACAGCGCGACCTTCACCGCCCCTGCGTCCTGGAGCTTTTTAGCGGCATCCTTAGACAGGCTGACCTCTTCGCCTACTTCAGCCATGCCCTTACCGTCTTCGGTGCCAATCTTGCGCAACACAATGCACTTCACTTTTGCGGGTCTTCCTGGTTTCTTTGCTTCTTCAGTCATGTTTCACCCATAAAAAAGCCCCGCCTCTCCGAGGAGAGGAAGGGCCGTCAGGTTGCGGCTATGAATTAGCCGTTGGTATCTGCGATCAACCCGTGAGCAGCCTCGTTGCATACTTCAAGCGTGCCTTCCCAGACCATCTCCTTGCGGTAGGAGTCGCCAGTTTTAGACAGGTCATAGCTACGCAGAGGACGAAGCTCAGCAAAGGCCAGATAGTCAGGATCAATGGCAAGCACGTTGTCGCCAACAAGCTGACGGGATGGGACAACCTTCAGGGTATGAAAGTCACCCACATACACATCAACAGAAGTAGTCAGCTTCTTGTCGTCGGTAGATACGTAACGAGTGCCGTTACCACTAAACCCGGAAACCACGCCCTTGTTAGTTGCCGATACCAAAAGCATGCTTGGATCGCCACCCTCGGTGTAGCAAGATGACAGAACGGTGGTCAGCAGTGCCTCGGTCAGATCACGATCTGTTCCGGCGGTCATAGCGTCCGAGCCATCGCCAGTGGCTACCGCACCAGATCCACCAACAGAAACATTGGAGGTCAGGTAGGTGTAGATAGAACCCATCTCGCGTGCTGTGGTGTCGTTACCTGCAACCTTGGCGTTGCCAATAGCTGCACCGCCAATCATGGATGCCTCAAGGTCGCGCTTGATCTCCTTCATACGACGAGCGATCTGATAGGCCATCTCACGCTTACGACCGGCCGGGTTCATACCGTCTTCCTGAGTACCAGAGACAACAGCGTGCTTCTTCAGGATCTGGGTATAGTTGCCCAGGCGGGTAGTGGCGGAAGGTGCTGACGGGTTAGCATCATCGCCTTCAACGTGCGCGTTGGTAGCACTTGCAGCGGTCAGACTGTCAGTCTGCCACTCATGGTTGGTATTCTTCGCCTTGGTTTTCTTGATGGCGGAGAGAAAGGGGGTCTCGGTAGGAGACACATCAAAGATCAGGTCGGAGAGATCCTCCCTGTTGCCTACAGCGTCATAGCTGGAAAAAGTACCAGTGGCCTGTGCCATTGTTTAACTCCTCACGTCTCACGACTTTAGTTACATTCGTTCAAGGATTGCGGCTGCTACGTCATCGACGTTGCCGCTACGTTTCACTTTCTGCCTGATAGCCTTCTGAGCCTCTGCCTTGGCCTGTGCTTTATCTTTACTCGCTCCAGGCTTGGCCACCTTAGGAAGCTTTTTAACCTTCTTCTTGGCGACTTCTTGCTTAACCTCTCCCTCGGCTTTCATCTGGTCGTAAAGCATGGCTTTACGCGCCATGATGACTGCACGGTGATCCACAACAGTCGAAACTTCATTCTGTGAAAAACCATTGGTGAGCAGATACTTTGCAATATCAGCAGTCTCCCTCGAAGCCACGCTCTCGTCGGACCACTCAGGTAGCTTGTCTAAAAGCATCTGAGCCTCCTTCTGTCTACGCTGCACAAAGGCTTGTTGCTGTTCTTGCAGGGACTGCTGGCCTATGCCATTCATCACTTGGCTGATCTGCTGGATTCGAGCGTTGTAATCCTGCTGCAATGCTGCATATTCAGCAGGGTTCTGCTCTCGCAGTGCTTGCCAGTCGATGCTCTGGTATTCCGCAAGGGTTTGGTTCTGAGCGAACTCCAGCAGTTGTTTTGCCTGCTGTAGCTCTTGGGCTATCTGCGCCTTCTGCGTTTCACGCTCAGCATCAAATGCTTTGCGCTCATCAGAAAGCTGCATAGACTTCTGGTTTACGTGTCCTTCGAGTTGGTAACTTTTGAGGAGTTCAGCCAGCGTAGCCTTCCCTTCTTTGCCGTCTATCTTGGTTTTAAGGACCAGTTCGCCGTCATCGTTTACATCGACAGCATCTGGGTCCACGCCAAGGTATTCGGCGAGCTGAGAGGCTTCTTGCGTAATCTCTTCTTCAGTATCGCCTTCCGGGTCAACCTCAGTCTCTTCCGATTCGGTCTCTACAACCTCCTCTTCGGTTTCCGTTTCTACGGATTCTTCCGTTACCTCTTCGGTAACTTCTTCGGGGGTTTCCTCGCTTGCACTCAGGATACCCTCGATAATATCTACAGGGTCTTGAGCGCCCATTTCCTGGGTAGCTTCTGACATGGTTATAACTCCAATAAATTCGCCCTCTTACGAGGGCTGGGAACCACCTACGCTGCTGCTATAGGCGGGGTGCCGCGTCTCACGACGGAGCGAAATCTTTAAGCGCCTGGTATCGCTCTCAGGCGTGTCTTGCGCTCTTCTGCTTCGCGTTCAGTGTTCAACTGAATCTGCGCAAGCTTGCCGGTGTCCCGCACGTCCGCAAAAAAAGCGAATATCAGATCAGCAACCTTCTTGGTCAGCGCGATCTCCTGGCACGCCCTCGGATCGGAATGATGCTCTCTCATCTTCTCCAGGAGTGAAGCGTCAATATGCGCTATCGCTTCCTGCCAAAGCGAATTCTCAAGTATTTGCGTAGCCCACTGGCCGCGCTGGACTTCATCGTTCAAGCTCATACCATCGCCCCAGGCACGTTCTGGCCGTACTTAAGCTCTAGGTCCGTAAGTTTCGCCGCAAGCTCTCTCACGGCCTCCTCTGCCTTCTGAGCACGGTCAGCGGCCTTGTTTGCGTTGTCCGATTCAATCTTGAGCTTCTGTAGTTCCTGGTCTCTCTGCTGGAGAGCAAACTGCATCTGCGCAATCTGTGCCGTGGGGTCGTTCTTCGGCTGAGGCGGAGGCAATGTATCCGGGTCGGTGAAATACTGATCAGCATCAATACCCGACGCCTTAGCAAAATCCTGCAGCGCGTTAAATATGTTCTTCTGCGAAGCCATGCCAGATCCGGCCATGATCAGCTTTTCCTGGTAACCTAGGATCTGTTGTAAGGCTGTCTGCTGCTTCATGCGGTCGCCGGTACCCATCCCCACCTTGATGGTGGAGGATGTTCGTTCGCGCCACTCTGACGGGTTTACAGGCACCCATTTGCCACGCAGGTTAACAACCTTCTCTTTGTCCTGATGCTTAGCCAGGAGAGCGCGAAGCTGGAGGAACATCTCCTTGATTCCAGTCTCACCAAACACACGGGTAATCAGGCCAACCAACTCTTCTTTCGCAGTCATGAGCCGCTCAATCCCGTGAGCGGTGTCATTCGATAGCTGCTGGTTCATGCCCATTGAATCAGGACCAACACCACCGCGCTCTTCACGTACCTTGTCTAGATACTCAAGCATCTGGTAACCAGCTGCACCCGTAGGCGCTGTGGTCAAAGGAAAGATGGTCTCTCCGGGCAACCCCTTGCCTCGAACAATTCCGCCAGGCCGATTGGTTAGCAGGTCATCAAGATTTACCTTGTTATTCGTATTGACGTAAGTGCGTTGATTGTTCTGGAGATACATGTTATCCAGCAGGTTCCGCCAGATAGCGGTCTTCTGCTTGGATATCTCCCTAATCCTGTCGTAGATCGACATGCCCACGTAACGATGCGGCATGATGATCGGTGTCATGGAGATAAGAGGCACATTGTCAGCCTCTTCGTTCTCCAGGATCTTTGAACCTTTGACGTAGAGAATGCGCCGCCTTTCGGCTACTCCGTCCTCGTCGTAGTCAATGAGCGGGTAACACTCATACAACCGAACCCTCTTAAGCGCAGGATCTGGGGACTTGTCCGCGCCGTCTTCGTCGGTAACCGTGTTTCTATCGTCGTCTTCCGGGTCAACGTCGTAGGCAGGAAGGTCTTTAACGTCATCGAACTTGAAGCCCATCTGGACAAGTTCGGAAACCGTCTTAATACACTCATGCGCAGCGAACCTGGCCTCATCCAGGAAGATAGAGCGATGATCAGCGTTGACTAGCACCTCTTCAGGGGGTACAGGGTCAACAGCGGCCTTACCATAAACACAGGTACGCTTAACCTTAATGTCGTGATAGGCAATCTCTACAGCGCCGCCCATTTCATCCGATACGATCTCAATTGAAGCTGTATGCTCTACCGGCTCAACCTCATCATCATCCAGGAGCATCGCAAGCTCATGATCGTTAAGCCTAGAATACTCCTCAGTCGTTACCTTCTTCTCTTCATCCCAGAAGACTTTGACTGTCCCGACTTTCTCCAAAAGGGCATCGTGAATCCAGGAGTAGAGAACCAGAAACCCCCGGTTCTCCTTGTAGAATACATAATTGACGTAATCTGACTCTTGCTCCGCCTGCTCTTCGTCCTCGGCAGAGGTCGGATCGAAGCGTACAGCCTCATCGGTAGAGACAAAGGTCTTCAGGACAGCAGGCTTGATCCACTCAATAACATCCGCTACATCCGTGGAGACAACACTAGAGCGCCCTTCCGTCTCAGGCGCAGCAAGCTCACCGACAGCCTCACCGCGATAGAACTCCTTAGCAGCTTCGCGCTCTTCCTGGAGTTCGCCGCCGATATAGCCGACAGCGCTTTCTATCTCGTCATCAAGGATCTTTTTTAATTGATCGTCTGTCAGCATTTTATATCGTGCCTAGCCTCGGGTAATTGAGCTCGCCCCAGTCTTCCTGTTCGCCTGAGTACCCCTGCCCGTACTGCCTGAAGGCATCAGCTCCATTCGAAGCCCAGTTATGCAAGGGGGTCTGACGGAAGACTTGATACTTCTCGTCATATTGGTACTGGTAGTTCTGAAGCGCCTTTAGCCCTTCCGCGCATCGGTCCTTGTCGAACCAGGCAGAAGGGAAGGCTTGTCTTGTCTGTTCAATACCCTCGTTTACAGACTGTATGCGGGGTACTGTGATGATCGGCGTTACACCTAAGCCCTCTAGTGTCTCCTTGCGGCTTCGGTTGGTTGATAACTCTCTGATCTCCACATCATGCGGGAGATAGTGTTCACCGTAGGTATAACCCTTGTCCTTGAGGATCTTTCCATAGTGATCTAAACCGACGAGCCTCGATTCGTAGTAATCAATGAAACGATTCTCAAGGCCAACTCTCTGATGGAACCAAATAGCTGTCGTGTCGTTCCTGCCCAGATCCCAGAAAGTGTTAACTGGTACAGCGGTTTCAATGGGAACAGCGGTAATTCGCCCTTCCTCTTCTGCTTTACGGAGTTGATCGCCATAGATCGCACCTTGAACAGCAGCAGTCCACGAACACTCATATTCCTGATCGTATTCGTCCTGAGTCATGATCTGTCTGGCCGACTCAAGCTCATCAGGAGCCACAATCCCTGTCTCGCTTGCCTTGAAGACATTCACCGCCCAATCCGGCAAGTCTTTAATGGACTGGTAGAGATCCCAGAAATGGTTCTTTCCCTTCGGGGTTCCCATAAACTCAGCCCAACCATGCCGATCTGACAAGGCAGGCCGTATAACCTCACTAAAGAGGCTGGGCGGCATCTGGGCATACTCATCAAGCTCTACGCCGTCTAAGTAGATTCCTCGCAAGGCGTCGGGATTATCAGCGCCATACAGCCGAATACGCCCATTATTGGGGTAGTCAATGCGCAGCTCTGATTCGTTGATCTTGATCCCTGGAATGGGCCTGGAGTAGTGCTTCAGGTAATCCCAGGCAATCGCCTTGGCCTGCTTCTGATACGGCGCTATGTACGCATACCGTGGGTCTGGCAGCGTATTCTCAAAGTTCTTTCGGATTAGCTTGTTGACTGCATAAACTGTCTTTCCGAAGCGGCGGTGACAGACGGTAAAGAACCATCGTTTGTCTATCTCATGCAGTACTCTCTGGTGCTCCCTCGGGCTGTAGGGGATAACTACTCGCTCTGTTCCCATCCAATCTTGACTTCTACCGGACCGTCATCAGAACCAGTG